TCGCCTCTATAAAAAGTTCTTTGGAAAGTTCAATATCCACATGATGCTTTTTCATTTTCTCTGGGGAAGATTTCAAACAGACCACCCTTCCCAATTTTCTACTGATGATACTAACCGTGCAAGGTACACACGGGGGGTAGGTGACATACAAAGTTCTGCCCCTCAACTTACGAGTTGAATTATCCATTGCATTTTTTTCAGCATGAATAACCAACTTGTGTTTCAAATCATAATCGCTTAACCGTTCTTTCAAATCTGAAATTCCTTCTGGGAATCCGTTGTACCCAATATCAATATCACGTTTTCCATTTGCAATGATTGCCCCCACTCCTGTCTTCGGGTCTTTACTCCATTCCGCAACGTGAAGGGCTAAATTCATCAACCGCATATCCCAATGAAGACCAACTTCGTTAGCCACAATATTATTGGTGTACTGAAGTGAAATATTTTTTCCAACTTTCATCATCGTAATTCGATTATCCCCTTTAGAAAATCTCCTGTTGCATCCCCCGCAGGAAATCTCTTGTTCAGGTAATTCATTGCACTGTCATTCCTTTTCCAATGCTTAATCAAGATGTCAGTAACCACCGATTCATCAATTACTTTGGACACTTTTCTAACTCTCAATTTTTTTAATTTTCCGAATACCATAATGGTTTCTAAAATCCCTCACTGCTAATTTTTCGGTTTCGTACCTGTACCCCATCACCCCACACTTGGGACATTCAACATGAAATGAATCTCCATTATCATGAACATCAGATGAAGCATCACACTTGGGGCAAAGAGTCAGTAGAGAAATAATTGTATGCTCTACCGTTCCCGTATGTAATTTGCTAAGTAGCTTAGGCATTAAAACACCCCCTTCAGTTTTTTCAAATCAGACACTACCATTTTAATCTTTTGTGCGTGAGATTCATCAGATTCTTCAAATTTATATTGGGTTTCAATAATGACAAAATAATTCTCCCCCAATTCAACTTTACTTACCAACCCCAACCATACATCTATATCTTCATGTGAAAAATCAAAAGTCAATCCTTGATCTACTTGATGCATAAGATCAGTGACAGTACCCATAATTAAACCCACAACAGGTTTGGTTTTTCCATGATCAATATTAAGAACCATAATATCCCCATCAATTACTTCAACCCCGTCCACCTTCACTACTCCCTTATCAATGATCAAATTATCAGCATGGTAATCCTTCATTACCGTCTGCTTATTCTCTGCCCCAAGATCAATCACCCCACCTTCAAAAACAGTATTGTCAGTATCAACCCCGTCAACTTTCTCTTCATATAGAATGTGGTCTTCAGCGAAAAGTATTTTAATATGATGAACTGCATCATTGAATTTTGAATTCTGGGATTCATCTTGCTTGATTAACCACATGCAATAGCTATGTTGCTCTTCCATCAGCATAGACAAATTCATGCCCTTATGCTTTCCAAACTGAATCACATATTCTGCTGCCTTGACCACATCATCAGATGGGTTTTGCATTTGGTTTTTAACCAATTCCCCGAAAGTCAGTTTAGACATTATAGTTCTTTTTGTGTTTGGGACGCGCACCACGCTTTACCGCTTTCTTGCGGTCTGTGTGAGTCGCAGGTTTGTTAAACCTATTAGAGTATTTAGCTACTGGATTGTTCATTTTCTATCGGGTCTCTCCTGAAATTCGATTTCGTAATTCTATTATAACACACCTAGAAATTATTTGTCAGTTTATTTTTTGACCTTAGTATCAAACTACCTGCAATATCTCCATTGTATCCAAGAATTTTTTAAGTTTAAATCCAAGGTCTTCAACACTTGTATTATTAAGTATTCTGTAGTCAACCAACTCTTCAGAAATTCCATCTTCAGAAGAATGCTGTGCTTCAATTCCTTCCAACGGTATATGCCCTTCCCTTATTAATTCGATCACTGCCCCACCTTTGGAATGAATCCAAGTTGCTTCATTATCGAATCTGACATCAGTAATAAAAACTAATTTGATAGTATCTGGAATACCTTTTAATTTTGTTTCCAACATCTGCACCCAGAAATCTTCATGAATCATATTCCGCGCAAAGTCAGTTCCAATCTTTTGTAGCATTTCACGGTAACTGATTCCCCACTGTTCAGAAATATCATCCTTGTTTTCATAGAACTTGCCGATAGGCTCATTAAAAAAAGCAGCAGCAGAATGTTTCACTGCATCCGCAAATGCATGTATTTGAGCCAATGGATGAAGTGAATTTTTAAAATACTGAACCACCATTTCATCTTTTCCTGATTTCGCTTTTCCGCATACGCCAATTATCTTCATATAAAAAACCTCGATATTATTTTATGAATTACCAGATGGAAACCCCGTGCAAAAAATCTTCTTGTCAGGTATCTACGAATAAAGGAAGTCATGGTAAAAATAAAGACTACCCCGAAAGCAGATTGTACTGTTGAAGCATGATTGGGGTAGACCATAGGAATGAACCAGAGCATTACCATCCATGAAATAATAAAGGCTGCAACCATATCTGTACTAGTCTCTATTAAAGACTCAATTTTAGTTTGCTCCATCCCCCATCCCCTAAAAATTTACTTTGTAGGAACTTCCCACTGAGCTATATCTAAAGTTTTCTGATTAAGAATAATCGGGCTTTCTTTTTTACCTTGTTGAAGATGTGCCTTACCGTCTTCAATTTTTACGCACTTGACTACATTATCAGGAAATTTAGCAGAACGTAATTTCATGCCCACTCTAAAATCTTTTCCGTTCCTATCTTTCATTGTTACACTTTCAGTCCTTTCAAAACCCTAGTAGGTGATAATGGGTAAGCACTCTTTCAACAACTAAATACCATGCCCACAATGGAAAAATACAAAATACTGTACTCAAAAATCCTTTAGCAATAACAAAACCCATAACCCACGCTACCACCAAAAATATATAACAAATACTACCTAGACTTTTATCCATTTTATATCCCCTGATGCTTGGCTTCTAGATGTTGATCAAGTCCAACTTCGGCAACCATTTTATCACAGTGGGGGCATTTCACTTTCTTGGATTTTCCCCTAGTGGCATGATGCATTGGATTATTTATTTGCTGTTTGTCCACATCGAAAATGCTTGGGTCATCATCTTCAGGTTTGTCACCCCCGCATTCCGCGCATGTGTAAGGATAGCCTTGTGCTTCCCGCCCATCAGAGCAGCAACACATTTGGCAAATTTCGCCTTCGATTATTTGGTCTGCAATTTCTCCCACTATCCTACCCTCTCTACGAATTCGTGAAGTTTGTCAGTCTCGCAAAGCACCACACTATCGCGTACTTCATACTGGTCATTCATCAGCCCAGAAAAAGGAACTTCACGATCAACAAATTGATTGACAGTCATATCAACAATAATTTCTTCACCCGTGTTTAGGTCTTGAACCACTAACCAACTATGGTCTTTATTCCAGAATGTACCAAGACACCAAGCGATATTATAATCTGATAAACCTGCTTCTTTGATTTGAACAATAAGCCACACACACGCATTATGACAATGCCCAGATGTAGATTCTGCCCCCGTATCTTTCAGACATTTCTCAACATCTGCCAACGCTAAAACTTCTTCAACAGTTGCGCTCATAACTTATCCCCCCAGATTCCACGCATTTTGATAATACATTTCCTTTTTTTGAAGTAGGCAATTTTAGGGGGGCGTAATAGAGATTTTATATTGAGTAACCAGAACCTAATCACTACCATTTTTTTCATTTTCTCCCCCACAGATTAAAAAAAATCCCGCCCCCAAAATGATACTAGTATCAAATCAAGAACAGGATTATTTCCACTCCCTCCCCATCAATCTTTAATCTTCAAAAGCATAAAGGATTTCCTTAACCTTGTTATACAACTTTTCATTTCCACCCTTCAAAGCTTTCAACAGCACCTTGTTTTCAGGAACATAGACCTTTGCAAACTTCGGGTCATATTTAATTATGGTCGGAGTGTTGTGAAGAATATCAGCAAGCTTGATTGTCTTAACTTCATCTGGGGCATTAGTCAGATGTGCGGCAATCAAAGCCTTCCTTTCTTTTCTGTTTTTGGCTTCAGGATATTCTTTGTTTGAAAGCCAATCAACGAAAGTAGCAGAAACTTTACCTGCAACCTTCTCAACATCATCAAGAGT